AAATTATATAATAATCAATAACAGGGAAGTTATTAATGCTTATAACAAGTGAAGCAGATCCAAATATTTGGGTTAAAGTTTTAAAGGATTCAATTTCACCTGAAGGTGATCGATTGATAAGTTTTCATGTACATTATCCTAGAGTTATTTTATCTGAGATCAATACTCATTGTATGATAACTAAGAACAGTTCTAGTTCTAGGGCTGTACCCGTAAACAATTTTTTAGAAACAATTGAAAGTAATCCCTATATACCTACATTTATTGGAAAAAATAAATCTGGTATGCAAGCTGATGAAGAGATCACTGTTTCAGAAAAGAAACAAGCAGTAAAATTGATCAAAAATTATTTGAAAGCTACTTGTAAATTAGTTAGAAAGTTATCAGATAAAGCCGGATTGAATATTCATAAACAGATTGCAAATAGATATACTGAACCATTCCAGTATATGAATACTATTTTATCGGGAACCGAGTGGACTAATTTTTTTAATTTGAGAAATCATCCAGATGCTGAACCACATTTTCATGAACTTGCAAAATGCATACAACATGCTTATAATACAAGTAAGCCAGAATCTTTATCTCCTGGAGATTGGCATTTACCTTTTATTGATACTGAACGGGATTCTGAAGGTAATCTGAAATATGGTTTAATTAATGATAATATATTTTCTGAATTATCTTTAGAAGATGCTAAGAAAATATCGGCAAGTTGTTGCGCTCAAATTTCTTATAGAAAAGGCGATACATCTTTAGAAAAAGCTGAAATGATTTGGAATAAATTGATTAATAATGAACCAGCTCATTCTAGCCCACTTCAGCATTCCGGTACACCGATTGATTATAATTTGTTAAGAAATGATGAGAAGAAAACTTTTGATATTATCGGTATAACACATATGGATAGAAAGTATAATTTATGGTCGGCTCAATTTAAAGGTTGGATAATGCTCAGGAAAGAATATGAACATTTACAAGAAATTAATAAATGAATAATGAGAATATGGATTTAGTTACAGCTTCGGAGATTGTTTTGCAAGAATTGTCTAATATGACAGATGAGGAACTTGTTTTAGCTTTAGAGTCGTGTGAAGATAATTCTATTAGCTATGCTGTTTATGGGGATGAGTTGTCGAATAAAGATTGACAGTTTGTTGATGATGATTTATACTTATTAAGGATATAAAATAATGACTGAATGGAAAAAATACACTGGCGCCACCGAACAGATTAAAGAATTGAAATCAGAGAAAAGAAGGATATGCAAATATAAAGATGGAACGGAGAGCGAGGTGTTGATTTGGTTTGATACATACAATCATCCAGACTACAGATTACGTTCTACAATACAAGAGGATATGCAAATGGTAGACACATATCTAATTTGCGAACCTCATCCTTACGCTGACATGATAAAACGTTGGGCTGATACTGGGCAGCCTGTCTGGGTGAAAATAAACGATTATACAAAAACTAGATACATGACTACAAAACCAGATTGGAATATACCTAATGCTGAATACAGCTTTACACCTTTTGAGGATTAATAAATGTATCTTGGAAACAATCTCGGTAAATTTTTAGCTGATGAATTTTTTCAATCTAGTAAATTAAATCAGAGTGAGAAAGTATATGATGTTAAAGATGATTTACCAAAAGAACCAAATTTAGATTTATCTAATGCTATTGGAATTCTTACACTTTAAGATAATGAATATAATCTGTTGACATTTAATTTAATTAAGAATATAATTCCCTTACTAACTAATGATAAGGAAATAGATCATGAAAACTTTAACCGAACAATATCAAGAAGATTGTACAAAATATTTTGCACCTTTAGATGAAATTGCTGAAGCACTATCCAATGGCGAAGGTATTAATGGTTTAACTCATAAAGAATTAAACATGATGGTACAATCAAATGAAAACTTAAAATTAGATTTAGAGATATACTTATGAACATTTCAGAATTCTTTCTAGCATTGTCGGTGGTTTTTGGTACGGCGAGCATGCTAATTTTTCTTTTATTAGTTGTACTTCCATCAATTAAAGAATTTTTCAAATTATCGATATATAATATTCGATTAGTTCAACGTAATGGAAGATATTATATTAGGCGGGGGGTATTTCTTCTATTATCAATACTATTGGTTTAGTTCTAGGGAAGTATATAAAAAGAAATGGTTCCAAAAATCAGCAACAGTTGGGGCGTTTAGATGGGATTTTTCTATTAAATAAGGATTAAATATGTCAAAAGAATCATGGCTTGAAGAGTTTTATCCAATTTCTGCCGAAGAAATGTTGACTGCTAATGGCAGGGATGCAAGTTCAGTTGAAATCATTGCTCATTCTCTTAGAAAATGGAAAGGTTTAAAGGAATTGAATTGATGGAAACAAATTAATATGGCACTAGAGAATGAATTGACTGGTATTTACATCGATATTCTTAAATCTCTCAAAAGCATCGAGAAATTATTAGATAATCAATTATATCAACCAGTAGAGATTACTGATAAAATGATATTGGATAGTGTACTCAAACACTTTAGTGACGATGTTTTGGAGGATCTTAGAATCTTGGTTAAGAATGACATCATAACTAAATTACAAGGTAAAAGCAATCCTCCTATAATGATTGCGGGGGAGATTAACAAAAGATTAAAATACAAATATAGAGAAAATTAATATGGCAATGGATAAAAAAGGATTAACTAAATTAATTGAAGAGTGTGGAGAATTAATTCAAATAGCAGCGAAGAAATCTGCTTATATGAATGATACAATTCATCCAGATGGCCAGAATATAGATGCTAGATTAGAAGAAGAAATCGCTGATGTTTTAGCATCTATTAAATTTGTATCTGAGAAATTCAATTTAAATAATGGATTGATTGAATATAGAAAAATGAATAAATTGAATATGTTTGGAAAATATGATAAGGAATCATAGTTAACAATAAATCCCAAAGTATATCTTTATAAATATTATAATTAAAATACATAATTTAAGGATTACTATGTCACTGAACAAATTAGATATTGAAATTGCAAACGAGATTGATATCATAATACAAGAAGCAAGGCGCTCAGAATTAACATATACTCAAAAAGAGGTTGCTGGTAAAGTTGATCGAGTTATAGTACAATTAGGAGGTAGACAATCTGAAGCATTTACTAAATTAGCTAAGAATTTCAAAAGAACAAAAACTCATATAGAACGCCTTGAAAAAGTTATGGAATCTTTAAACAAAGAAGTTAAAGATAAGGCTATAGATTTGTTCAATGCTGAAGATGAAATTGCTACTAGAGTAGTAGATACAGTATCGATAGGTATTACTATATCAAAGCTACCGGAAGTTAAAGATTCAGTCAAAACAGACTGGGAAAGAATCGCTAAAGAACTTGCATTACTAACACCAGAACTGGATGCTAAACTTAAAGAATTGACTGAAAAATTTACTACAGTTAAAGCTGGTATTCAGAAAGATGTATCTTTAAGAGTTGATTTGAAAGAAGGTAAAATTTCAAATATTTTTGACAAACTAAAAACTATGTTCAAATCATTCTTAGAATCTGTTAAATCTTGGGGCGATTCTTATGATAGTAAATTGGATAAAATTAAAAAAGGATTAAATTGATTAGTTTAGAAATTGCTGAAGAATATTTAAATCGTTTGCATATTGATTATGCAACGAATGGATTTAATAATGCAAAAGAATCCCAAATAGATGAATATGATTTTGATTCTTATTCAGGAGATTATGATGGATTTGATGTAACATCATTCACTCCAGAATATCGATTAATGTTCGATGAATTGTGGGACTTCTTTAAACAACAAGAAAACAGCGAACAATATCTAAATGATTTAGAATGTATTGAAAGTATTGAACCTGATATAATAACAAATCGGGTTAACAATGCTTTCAAGTATTTAAAACAACATTTAAACAAACTAGAAGCAGAAAGTTTTCAATTTGAAACTGGTGCGGATATATTGAGTAAAAATTAAAATGACTACAGCCGCTGAGAAAAGGCATAAAAAATTAAAGAAAGAATCATGGGAATTAAATGAACCTGAATTTAATCAAATAGATTATGATCATTCGTTATTGATATCTCTAAACTATTATGCAAATAATGTAGATGCTAAACTAAAACGTCAATGGACATTAGATTATTATACTGAATTGAATCTACCAATAAAATCATTTGAAAGGTTAAATGATAATTGTTACAATCAAACAGGTGCTTTGATTAGATTAAAAAATCGTGGAGTATATCTAAGTGAAGATAATTTAAGATATATTCTGGTTAAATATAATGATTTTATAGAATTAGTTAATTTATATTATCCAGATAACTCTGATAAAGACTCTCCAAAGAAAGAACATAAAACTCAATCCAATGATTTAAAATCTCAAAGTGATACACTGATAAAAGTTCTTACTGAACTAGATTCAGAATGTGATAGAATATTACTCGATGGGGTTGATTCAATCAATGTTAAAAAATTCATCACTAGGTTTAAACTATCTAAAATTGAGAAATTAGAGATTTCAAATTCTTATAAATTTCTCAAAGAAGGATTTGAAGAAATTCTAAAAACAGATGATGAGGATTTGATATTCGCCTACGCTAATCATTCCAAAAAGAATATTAAAAAGTTCATTCTATTCTGCAATGATGTCATGGACGCTTGCAATCCAAAGACAACTAAAGTTATCATCAAAAAGAAAAAAGAAAAATCTCCAAAACTTTTAGTATCTAAATTAAAATTCAAAGAAAGTTATTTAGAATTTAAATCTATTGATCCAGAAAAAATTATAGGTGCTTCAGAAGTTTGGATTTATAATACAAAAAATCGAAGAATATTCAGATACAAAACTTTAGATGGTATGCAATTGACAGTTAAAGGATCTACAATTAATAATTGGGATTCTGATTTATCAGGTTCTAAAATTCTAAGAAAAGAGTCTGAACAATTAAAACCATTCAAAGAAGATTCAAAATCAAATTTAAATAAAATCTTCAATGAGATTAAAACTATTAAATTAAATGTTACAGGAAGGGTTAACTCAGATTCGATAATCGTAAGAGTATTCTAATATAAATAGAAATGTTAATAACATTATATTAGGAGGTTTAGGTTTATGATTAAAGAAGTTAAGGGATTATTTAATGTCCCAGAAGTTCTTCAAAAAGGAAAACTTGTATCAAATCCAGAGGCTTGGAAACGTGGACAAGTTACAGTATCAGTCATTGTAGGTTTACTCGCAGCTTTAGTTGCAGTATCAAAAGCATTCGGTTATGAAATTGGAATTAGCGATGAAGAGTTGACTGCAATAGGTACTTCAGTGATTGCAATCTATGGTATTTTCGTATCCCCTACGATCACCATTGCAACAACGGATAAATTAGGTGCAAAGCCTAAAGAATAGTATTCTAGTAATAATATTACTGTTATTTCTAACAAATTGTACTCATGTCCATAGACATAAAATTTCAATGAAATTAGAGTCGAAAGAAATAACAGTAATTGTTTATCCAACAATATTTTCAATAGATCGATTAAATTCCCCTAGTTATATACCAATTGAATCAAGAGTAAATGCTATTGGATTAGCAGTCGATATACATTACAAATAGGAACATCAAATGCATTTTATAGAAATTTTAAAATTAATTCTTCAATTATTCCCATTGATTATTGAAGCAATTAAAGCAGTAGAAGCAGCTATTCCATCAAGCGGTAAAGGTCAAGAAAAATTGGAATTGATTAAAGGTATTGTTCAAACTTCATATGAATCATCTAATAAATTAGTTGGTAGCTTTGAACAATTGTGGCCAGCTCTTTCTGGAGTAATCAAATCAATAGTAACGGCATTTAATGCCACCGGAATTTTTAAAAAGGATTAATCAAATGAATTTTGGCGAAGCACTTAAACACTTAAAGTTTGGCAAGAAACTTGCAAGAACTGGTTGGAACGGTAAAGGTATGTATTTGATTTATGTGCCAGGTAGTAAAAATATAAAACCAACTGAAGGTTCACCATATGCTAAAGCTGGATTAACCGAATTGGATATTAATCCACATGTTGATATGATGACTGCTAATGGTAGTATGCAACCTGGTTGGTTAGCTAGTCAGACTGAGATGTTAGCTGAGGATTGGGAAATAGTTTAAATGGAAAGAGTCAATATATATTGCAATTCTTGTGATGCAGATTATCAAATACTTCATGAATTGGATGAATATAGATATCAAATTAAATTTTGTCCAAATTGTGGAGAACATTTAGATATGGATTCCAATAGCGATAAAGTTAAAGTTTATGATGATGATATCGATATTGAAGAAATAGATTAGAATCAAAGCCGGATATATCCGGCTTTTTCTTTGTTAGTTTAAATAATTGTTGACAAGTTTTATTTAGTCTGTATAATTTGAATACATTGAGTAGTTAAATTAATTGGAGATTAGAATGAAAACAGTATATTTAGTTTATGTTGAAAGTGGTTATGATTATAGTGGTGATCATGATGATGATCATCATGATCTAAAAGCAGTTTGTTTAGTTAAACAAACTGCATTAAAAGTATTAGAGGATATTTTAGGTAAGTATTCTATACATTTTATACCAAAAGGATATATCTCAGAAGAAGAAGTGATAGGTTAAATAATTTTGTTGACAAGTTTTATTTAGCTCGGAGTGTTGCTTGTTGTGCCTATTCTTGTGAATGAATATATTGCGAGTAAGATAATAAATGCAAATCAGCAAAAAGCTGAAGGATGAAAAATGAAAAATTACTTAATTAGATTATCTATAACTGATAGTGATGGAGGATGCCATGTTGATTATCATGTCGTTCTCGCTAATGACTTGTATGAAGCTGATAATATTGCTGATAAGATATCACAAGAAATAATTAGAACAGAACATTATGACTCTAATAAACACGATTATGAGTATAAAGGAAGGTATGATAGTGCTTATGCTGGTGTTGTTACGGTACTGACTGATGATAAGCAAAAAGATCAAGGATGATGTTAATGTTTGCTTCAATCATTGGTCTGAATCATTGGTCTGTTGATCGTGATGAGAGGCAAAGTTTGAGATAGAGTGGATAAAGGCTAATATTGTGGATGCTGAAAGATGTTATGATGATATTGATATTGAAGAAATAGATTAGAATCAAAGCCGGATATATCCGGCTTTTTCTTTGTTAGTTTAAATAATTGTTGCAATTTATATTAAAGTCTGTATAATTGAATACATTGAGTAGTTAAATTAATTGGAGAATAAAATGTCAACAAATAAAGATATAGTGGTACTGGGTAAATCGAAATGAAAGTTTATATATTAATATTATCTGAGAATCATTATATATGTGATATAATAGGATTATTTTTAAATGAGTGTGTGGCAGAAGAGGAAGCTGAAAAAATTAAAAGACTTGGATATGATGATGAAGTTTTTCCAAAAATATTAGAGATGCATTTAAACGATAATCTTAATGATATAATTGATACTATGAATAAAATTATTATAAATCAAGAAGAAATGATTAAATCTCAGGAATCAGTAATTAAAAAACAAGAAGAGTATATGAATGAATTGTTCAATATAATTAAAACATGTACACTAAGTGCGCCGATTCCACAAGAAAGTTATAACATCTTTAATAAATCAAAGACTCAATTTACATGATTATATTAAATCCTGCTAAGAACTTCTCGCAAGTTCTTAGCTTCTTCAGGTAAACACCAATTCTTATAAACTTTGGATCTGATATTTTCATTAAGCCAATTATCAGATTCCAAAACTCCAAGTGAATATAAAGCCAGTTCTTCGGCATATGCTAACATACCTTTACTGGAAACAAAAACTAAAATTTCTCTAGTGAAGTCATCATACCCGCCTTCTTTAATCCAAGTTTTTATCTTTGGAGATGAACTCCAATAAGATAACCAATCTGATTCTTTTCTAATCTTTTTCTTTTTTCCTGCGGTAAATTTAATCGCAGCTTTGGTTAGTAATTTTTTACCAATATATCTTTTGCCTGTAGATACTTGAGTTATCAGATATATAAATCCAATGTATTTTTTATCGTTTGGTATTTGATCTAATTCGGTTATAATTGAATCTTTATATTTCCAAGGTGACATTTAAACTCTACTTTATAAATATTTCTACTATTTATAAATCGAGAATAACATGACTAAAGAAGAAGCAATCAAACAAGCATATGCAATGAAGAAACATTTACCATTTAGAATTTGGGGTATTGCGGGGAAGGATGGTGATTGGATCATATTCAATGGATACACTAAAGCTAAAGTTAATAATCTTTATAGAAAGGGGTATGAAGTTTATACTATTTAAATAATTGACTAATGCTAAGATTTGGTATATCATACATTCAATTCAACAAATAGAGGTATTGAAAATGATAACTGTAGAATACGCAAAGCATCAAGGAATATACATAGTAACAGAAATAATACATTCTTTTAAAGACTCTAAAGTGACAAAGTGGTATTATGATATGGATAAACTATTAATATCAGAAAATATTAACTTTCCTGAAGGTATGTTGACAAGAAAATTATCAGATGAACAGATTAGATGGTTTAATGCCTACTATCTACCTAAAGCTATTACTATTTAATTCTTGACTTATTAAGTAATTTGTATTAAGATTACTAATAATTGCTAACAGATGAGGTGAAATTATGATATGGTATGCACTAGATTCTAAAACTAGAGAGGTTTTAGTAGAAGCTGAAGGATTTTGTAATTGCTCAGATAAAGTTGCTGTGATGTTTCCAGAACAAGAACCTGGAAGTGTTGCGCCTTATTTCTTGACAACTGATAAAGATTTCTGGAGACTGAAATGATATGTCCACATTGCGATTATTCTCATGGAGAATTTAAAGAAGGAACTTTTGAATACCTTGAAGGTGAGTTTGGAAGTTTCTATGAAGCACATCAGGTAATGTCTAGGCGACAAGAATATTCATTATATAGTGGAGAGCGAGAGTATTATATTTCTCAATACGGTTGTCCAAAATGTAAGAAAACTTTTATAGACTGAGGAAATTCAAAAATGAAAATTAAACAAAGACTTAAAAAAATATTTGATAATCTTAAAGATTATTTCTATACAGTATTTCACCATAAAGAATATGTCATGGATGATTGGATACTATTAGAGTTTCAAGGGAATATAGGAGTTTCTTATAAACCAAATCAACAATTTATTCATGTCCATAATATGATCAATATGGGTCACATTAAAGAAGATTTATTTTTATTCATTAAAATTAATTTGAATGAAAATCATGTAATTGAATTTGAACATAATCTTTTAGACTTATTATTTAATGTCAAAGACAGTCTTGATTTACAGATGTGGAATAAATTAGATAATATTTTTATCAATGAATTTATTAAAGACTTCAATAACGATAAGAAATACAAATACACAATTACTCTAAAAAGAAAGTAGTAGATGACAAAATACACTAAAGAAATTTTATCTGGATTTGCAAGAATTGGTTATACTCCAAGAGGTAATCAAGTAGAATCTATTGATAGGATTGTTAAAGCATTTGTTGATGATGGATTTACTAATGTTGTATTATCAGCACCGCCTGGCATTGGTAAGTCAATCATTGGGGCAGTTACCGCAGAAGTGTGCGCTGAATTAGCAGGACAAAGGAATTTAAAATCACTGATTCTTATGCAGAATAACATGCTAGTCAATCAATACCAGAATTCATTTGGATCTAATTCAAACTTCTCTCAAATAAAGGGTGCTGTTAATTATTCATGTGCTGCCATTCCTGCATTGCCTGGGTTTGAAGCTACAGCCGAAGAGTGTATTAAAGCTATTCAATCGATACAAAATCCAATTTGTAATTCTTGTGAATATAACATATCTTCTAATTTAAAAAATACAGTAGATCATTTAATAACGAACTATTCGTATTATTTTGTAAGTGAGGGTATCTTTTTAAAACCTAGATATATGACTATCTGGGATGAAGCACATACAATAAATGAAGTATTTTGTAATTATAATTCTACTGTAGTTACTTCTCAATTTCTTGATTCGCTTAGATCTGATTGTAATATGGTTTCTATTAAAAAACCTTTATTGGATATATTAGAATCAATTAGAAATCGTTTACAGAATGGTGAAATCAGCGAAATAACTTATGAAGATGATCTTGAAAATTTATCTGAAATCTATAAGGAACTGGTTTTCATTGCTACAGAAGCCGCTGATGAATATTTCTATAAAAATCAAATGGAAAAATATGTAAAATTCACTAGACTATCTAAAAAATATAGCCATCTAATTTCTAAGATTGAATATATTTTGGAGAATGAACATATATTTCAAGTTGATGAAAATGAGTTTTCGGTTAAACCAATATTCATTGGGGAAAAATCTTTCTACAGTTCATTAAATGATTCAAGAAAAAATCTATTCATGTCAGCTACGATTTCTAAAAAAATCATAGTAGAGACTGTTGGAGTTAAAAATGAAGAAACTACCGAAATTGTATTAGATCCTGTATTTTCTCCAGAGAATAAAAAAATGATTTTCATGAAGCCAATATCTTTGAATAATACTTCATTACAAGAACCAGATACAATTAAACATATAGCAGGAATTTCTGAAGCGATTGTCGGACATCATAAAAATGATTGTGGTATTATTTTAACTCCATCATTTAAATTGACAGGAGAAATTGCAGAATATTTGAGAAAGAATAAAACGATAAATGTTTTAGAACATGTTCGAGGATCTAATATTAATGAGATCATTGATACATTTAAATTATCAGTTGGAAATACTGTTTTAATTTCTCCAAGTATTTTTGAGGGGTTGAGTTTAGATGATGAACTATGCCGTTATCAAATATTAGTTAAAGCCCCATTTCCAAGTTTAGCTGATAAAAGAATAATGTATATCATGACTCAACATAGAGAGGTTTATGATATAATGACTTTACAGAAAATCATTCAGGGTGCTGGTCGAGCAGTTAGAAATGAAAATGATCATGCCGTGACTTATGCATTAGATATGAATATCAAAAGGCTGTTTAACTCAAAATTAAACGTTTGGAAAAATGAATTTCAAATATTGGAGTTTTAAATGATTGATGCTATTTCCTTCATATTACTTGGAATGTCCTTTATTTTGGGTGGCATTTATGTATTATTGGATTTTTACACACATCCAATCTTAAACAGAATTGAATTTACTTCTGATATGATTCCAATGATAGGTTATTTAATCCTATGGGTATTAATGACCGCTGGTGTTGGATTTATATTTCTTGATATTGGATTGACAGATTATAATTTAATTAGGGGTTAATGTGGAATATATTTTATTGATTATCATGGCATTTAATTTATTAACAATAGCATCAGTATTTTTAGTGGTGTATAATTGGAACACAGACACTATTAAAGAAATGATCATTGAATTAAATGAAGAACATTCCGAAGAACTGATGCAAGAATTTATAAGTAATGCAAATTTTCATGCGTTTTCATTTGTAATTATGTTGACTGTGTTATTATATTATGAGATAATTTAATTATAAATTTTAAAAGAGATTAATATGAATATATTAGATTTTGCAGAAGAAAACAATTCAAAAATTGATTGGGTGAATTATGTGGAATTTAATGAACCAATTGATGATAATTGTATTTGTATATTTAAAATAACTAATAAAAATTATTATTTTCTTGAGAGATTTAATGAAGTTAGTTCATATATTCCACATTCTGAATTATATTTGTTAGAATTTATAACAATTGAAAAGTTTTTGTCACAATTCAAAGAGGAATATTAATGAATTCAAGTGGTTCTGAAATTAGATTTGAATGGAAATCATTTCCAGATAATAATGGCGGTATAGCTAAATTTAACTTCGCTGGAGAAACTATAGAAATCGAACTAAGTTCATTTAAAGATGCATTTAGATTAGAGAAATTCTTAAGAAATTCAATAACAACATGCAACAATAAAGCGATAGAAGATGCAAAGTTTCACACGGGTTTAATGCTAGACAATTTAATTAAATTTAAAGAATTATAAAATGAAATTATTTAAAAGTTTTACAAAGAATGAAGTTGGCAATGATTATGTTGTAGGTGATATACATGGATGTTTCACTCTGCTACAAAATAGATTAGATGAGATACAGTTTAATCCAAATACAGATCGACTATTTTCAGTAGGTGATTTAGTAGATCGTGGAAATGAATCGCAGTTATCTATTGAATGGTTGAATAAAGATTTCTTTCATGCTGTGTTGGGTAATCATGAAGATATGGCTATTGAATGGTATTATACAACTAAAATTAATAAATCAATTTTTTCTGACACAGATTTAAAATATTATGAAAATAATTATATTAAAAATGGCGGTGCTTGGTTTATCATTGAACCAGATAAGAAAAAAATTGTAGAAGCATTTTCAGAATTACCACTTGCCATAGAGGTGGAAACTGATTTTGGTACAGTTGGAATCATTCACGCATCAGCCGCACATTTTAACGATTGGCGAGATTTGAAAAATGATTTGTTGAATAATAACGATGATACTTATAAAGATTTTACTCCAGAATTTAGACTTTTAAAAGATAAATTAACTTGGGATAGAACTTTATTAACAAATAGAAATAGAAGAGTAGTTGAAAATGTTTTTAAAATTTATCATGGACACACACCAGTTTCTGATGTAGTTGAATATGGAAATAGAGTTTACATTGATACTGGTGCAGTATATAATCAAAAATTAACAATTATTAAAATCAATTAAGGGATTTATATTATGATATACTTGGCAGGAGTTTTATTTGTAATGATAGTGATGTTAGTATTACTTTCACCATATGCTACAGAACGTACCGACAAAGCGGTTAAAATTTATACATATTTCTTATGTGTATTGATAGCCGCATGGTTATCTGTAATGGTGTTGAATATTTCTAGCAAATATGCTAACATGATTCAAATAACAATATCTCATGAACATCAGATTCAGAAACCAATTAACAGCATAACACCAGATAGTATTTCTGTATAAAGGAATTATAATGGCTTCATATGTCGATAAATTAAAATCTCTAAATCTAATTACTCCACCAAAGTGGTTGCCTTCAAACGTATTATTTGAAGGCATGACTGGATCTATATCATATGCTGTATCAAATGATTCATCAGATATGGATATAGTTGGATTTTGTATGCCTAAGAAGGAGAATTTATTCCCTTCAATGTATGGATATATTGAAGGCTTTGGCGAAAAACTTACTCCATTTAATCAATTTCAACAACATCATATAAAGTATGTTGATAAGAGTATTGATATGACTATATACTCTATTTCGAGATTCTTTCAATTATGCATGGATAATAATCCAAATATGATCGACGCACTTTTTCTTCCAAGAAGATGTGTTTTGTTTAGTACAGAAATATATGAACATGTTAGGGATAATAGACACATATTTCTACATAAAGGATGTTGGCATAAATTTAGAGGTTATGCATATTCTCAATTAAGTAAAATAACTTCTGGAGATATTGGAGAAATGTCTAACCCATCAAGGATTGAATCAATACAAACTCATGGGTATGATGCTAAGAAAATGTATCATGTGGTTAGACTCATTTTAGAATGTGAGCAAATTCTTGTTGAACATGACTTAGATTTAGAAAGAAACTCAGAAATATTAAAATCTATTCGCCGAGGCGAATGGAGTGTTCAGGATATTAAAGATTGGTTCTCGGGTAAGGAAAAGGATTTAGAACATGTTTATCATAATTCTAAATTAGAATATAGCCCAAATGAATCTAAGATTAAATCTTTATTGATTGATTGTATTGAAATGCATTATGGAAAAATAAGTGTGTTACATAATAAAGAACAACCGATAGATGGATTGGTTGCCGAATTAGAAAATCTTTTAGTGAGATATAGATGAGTTTATACGATGATATTATTTCAGAATTAATTGGACATCCAAACAAAGCAAGAATTGAAATTAAATTTAATGACTATACTAGATCGTATGAGATAGAGGATTTATATAATGATGAAATATTATTCACATTAAATGTCGAAGCGTTGGATGATTGTTTATATAATAAAGAATCTAAGAATAAATTAAAGAGTGCAATAGATGAAATTTTTCACGTCAGATTTACACGCATACCATAAATTCATTGCAACATTTAGAGGATTTAATGATGTTGAACAAATGAATAATTCGATCATTCGATCAATAAACAATTATGTTCGTGCTGAAGATGAATTGTATATTATTGGAGATTTAAGTTTTGGTAATGTTGAAAATACTTCTGAGTTTTTGAATCAGATTCATTGCAAATCTAAATATTTAATTCTTGGGAATCATGATAATGTTAAGAGAATTAGTAAATTACTTGATCACTTTATATGGGTTAAAGATCGATATCTTTTAAAGATAAAAGATTCAGATGAAGATACAGATAATCAAAAATTATTTCTGGATCATTATCCAATGTTGACTTGGCCAGAAGCCCATCACGGAACGTGGCAGGTACATGGACATTCGCATGGTAGTCTTGATTCAGAATATACCTCTACAAGAATTGATGTGGGGTGGGATGTATGGCGTAGACCAATAGCATATGAAGATATTAAACGTTATATGTTAAGTAAAAGTTATAAAATTGTTGATCATCATGGAGAAAAAAATGAGTAAATGGAAATGGATTGCGCAGGATTTAAACGGAGAGATATTCAAATTCAATATTGAGCCAATATTAAAAGATTGGGGTTTTATGAACAAAAACATGCGTTTAAAACACATCGAAATAGGAAACCAAAACCAAAACTTTGCAAATACATTAACCAACCTGGAAACAGAGGATTATAAAATCAATGACGGTATTTTAACCAGAATACCTCGCAAGACTGAACTTGACAAGCTGATTGCTAAGGTCAAGAAGATTGACAAGAAAGCAGCAAAATGGATGAATAAGAATCGGAATATGTTGGATGATATTAATGATCTAAATCACTGTTTCATCTGGAATGATTGCCCAAAATATGAATGGGGATCTATATATGATAGATTGGCAGAAATGGAGGATCCGCAAGAAATAAAGGAAACATTGAAATATCGTATTGGTTTTGGCGAAGACAAAGGTAAGAAATATTTAATGTTAGCAGCTAACGAAGCCTGTGAAGTATTAATTGGTGTGCATCCGCAGTTCAAAAATTGGCTAACAGACTGGATTGAAGTGGAAGTATGAGTGAAATAATTGTTGCAATTTATATTTAACTCTGTATAATTGAATACATGCAGTGATTATTTTGGGTTTCAGATACTTAAGAAATATCAATCAGAAAATCCCAGGGACTGATGTTTAGTGAGATCGTCTAATTGGAAGGACTTCTTACTGTAAGTTGATGTGGGTTCGATTCCCACTCTTGCTAAATTTGGATACAAGATATCCAGTGAAACCCAAAATAATCACTGCAAATCCCAATTCTTTAACCAATTTTGAGCCATAGAAATATGTTGACATAGTATCCAGTATCTGTATAATAAGAAACATGCAGCAAACAAATTAAATAAACTTTTTGAGAGGAATTAAATCATGTTATACTTCACAACACGTTCAGCAGCACGCACATTCGCAGCAAAAGTTTCTAAATCAGTTACAGATTTAGGAACAGCAAGCCCAAAACGTTGGGCAGTCAAAGTAGTAGTTAAATAATTAAATAAACTAACAATTTCAGGATATGATTTCTATGGATCATATCCTGAAACTTTTTATAAAAGGAAATTAATAAATGTCAGTAGAAAAACTTGAAAGTATTTTACCAAATAATCCAGATGATCTTAAAAAGATAAAAGATTCAATTCATGAAATATCTGGATCTATGTTTAGAATTGAATCTGAAAAAGATTTGATTAAAGAGATATATAATACTCTCGCAGAAAACTATCCAGATGTAGAGAAAAAATTATTCTCTAAAATTGCCGCTGCATATCATAAATCCAACAAAGATGAAATTATTGCTCAATCGGAACAATTTGAAAAAGCATATTCAAAAATATTCGGAGAACTTGATAATGTCGAATAGATTATTATTTGCATATTATTTTGATGGGTTGTCTCATTATCATGATACTGAATATGTGGATGCAAATTTTATACCACAATTAGATTCACATTATAAATTTATGTATAATACTATCACTGCGGTTGTGCATAAACCACAATTGGATATAGAGGATTCATCCGCAGTTCGATTATCAGAAATGATAAGAGATAATTATGGAATATCGTTTGAAGAAATCGACTGTTTAGTTTTAGTACACGTAAAATAAATTCTAATAATTTAAAATTAAGGGAACCAATTGGTTCCCTTTTTTATTGTCTACTGTATACAAAATGACACAGTGTAAATTATTTTAAAAATATTTACATTTACCTATTGACATCCTTTTAAAAATGTGTTATATTAAATATTTTTATTAAAATTAGTTTAATAAATTAAAAGTATTATTTAAATATTGAATACAACTTTCGTTGTTTACCAATTTACTTTTATAAGGGTGTTTTATATATTTAAATATATTATGGTTTCTTATTCACTTCGTTCATAAGAAATGTTTCGCTGCGCTACACAGGATATACTTAACCGTTATTTAGAATATGATTTGATATATTAAACTATACTCTAAATATATTAAATGCTCACTGCGTTCGTGATATTCGTTCCACTCATATCAGTATTATTTAAATAAAATATATGTTATACTGAAGTGATAATTTATTCAATACATATTTTAAAATTTCATTCAAGTTTTCTTCAATTATTTTGTAAGTCATTGATTTGATTAATTAAATAGACACTTTTGATGATTTTTTAAGTATTTGATTTTAAACGATAAATTAAAAAACATGCATTAAATTGCATAAATGGGTACTAACCCCTTACCTAGAAAATTTAAAACATCAAAATATGGGGTTATTTTAAATTAAATTAATTAAAACAATAGGTTAAACAATGATTATATTAGATTACTCAGAAATTAGTATGGGAAGTGCTTTGAATGAACTCAGAAAGGAATTAGAAAATCAAGATCAATCAGTATATCCAATGATTAGACATTTAGTATTTAATCATATCAAATTCATGAATACTAATTTTGGTACTGAATATGGTGAGATTTTGATATCTTGCGATTCTCGCAAATACTGGAGAAAGGATAAATTTCCATATTATAAAGGTCGTCGAAAAATTGATAGAGCGAAGAGTAAAATTGATTGGAATTTATTATACTCTTTCATAAATCAAATTAAATCAGATTTGATTGAATATACCCCATACAAAGTTATTGAAGTTGATGGTGCTGAATCTGATGATGTTATAAGTGTTATCACTAAATATCTTTCAACCGATGATAAATTTTTAGTTCAAGATGGTTTTATTGCCAATCCTCCTAAAATATTAATAGGTTCTTCTGATAATGATTTTATTCAATTAGGTAAATATAAAAATGTATTTCAAAGATCCAAGATAGTTAAGAAATTAGTTCCTACTCCGGCTGATATTGAAGCTCATTTGTTTGAAAAATCTATTAGAGGTGAAGTATCTGATGGTATACCAAACTGTTTATCTGAAGATAATTGTTTAGTTGATAAAATTAAACAAAAGTCTATAACAAAAAATTGGATAACTCCAATTCTTGAATCTAAAACAATTCCAGAAAATGTTAAAGATAAGTACATAAGAAATAGAGAATTAATAGATTTTGAATATATTCCAAAAGAAATTGAATCTAAAATTATTGAAACGTTTAATACTACTATTCCAAAGGGTAATGCTTCAACGTTATTTAAATACTTTGGAGATAATGGAATGATGAAGCACTTGAATGATGTTCAGAATTTTTTACAAAGAAAGGCTAGATAAATATGCAGATGCTTAAAGAATTATTATTTGATTCCGGCGAAAGTCAATATGAATGGATCAAAGATAAACATGGAAATATTATTAAAGTATTGAAACAAGAATTTAAAGTGAATAAGGAAAAATTAGAAGATGTCAAGCTTGACGGTAACTGAAATATTAGATGAAATTGATAAGTTAAAAACAAAGAAATTAAAAGTAGCTCAACTTCCAGAAGCTATTAAAAAGAATCCGGCTATTAAAACTATTCTAGCTATTAATTTCAATTATGAAAATGCTGGTTTTGTTGGGTTGGATAAAGGTATACCAACTGGATATAAACCAAATGTTGGGGCTGTACCTGGATATGCTGATGCTACATTATTTGGTATCTATAAAAAGTTGTACATATATGCAGATCCAAAATTGCTTCCAAATAGAAAACTCGAACTCTTTTTGCAAGATCTTGAAGCATTAGATCCAGATGAAGCGAATATACTAATACTGGCCAAAGATAATAATCTCAAATACAAATATCCTTGGATCACTGAAGATGCTTTTAAGATTGTATTTAGTGTATAATATAAGTATAATTAAATAATATTATTTTAAAGGTACATATTGAAAATGCATATTGAACTATTAGAATCAATCGAGTCTGTTTTAACTCCAATTCATGAAGAAGATGGTGGTGATCATACAGAATTTCTCAAGTCAATTGAAAATTCATTTTATAAACAATTTCCAAATGGCATTATTAAAGCCTCTGAAGATAAGCGTAGATTAGATCCAAATAAAGAGAATAGATTGTTTGCAATCTCGCTTGGATTAATATCCGATATCAATGACGTTTCTAGCAAAATACGTGGAAATGATCCAATGCATACTTTGATATTCATCTACCTAGAGGCTGGTGAATACAAAGCTAAATTGGTTAATGGTTCGCTATCATTAAATCCAGAACCAGGATCTCACATGGCAATGAGCAGTGCTAAATTACCATTCAGAGCATTTAAGACTAAAGACCAATCTAAAGTTTTAAGCACTATGGATACATTCTTTAGTAAACTGAAAGATCTTGTCAAGGCTAATCAAGATAATTTTTATCGATCACAAAATATACCTAAAAAATATTTTGTAGAATCTGATTTGGAAGATTATGATTTAGGAGAAAAAACCTCAGAATCAAAAGAAATAAATATTGTAACTAAAGATTTACTTCAGGCTTCAGAGATTTTATCTAAATATCAATCTCAAATTTCCTTGAAAGTTGTTGGTAGAAATAAATTTAAATTGATTCTGAATGATTTGAATTTAATAGATAAAGATTCAAATGTTTCTAAATTATTTTCTTCAACAAAATTAACAGAAGATACTATTGATGATATTCCACGTGAATATGAAGAACGAAAAGAAGTATTTTCTAATGAAGATGGGAAAATTATAGAAACTAGAAAAGATGGTTTTGATTGGTATTTTGTAATTCCAAATCCAGAAATGGCGATGGAATCTATCAGTAAACCATTTGCGTACAAACATCAGGCAATGAAATATCTAAAAGATTTTAATAATTAACAATAGGAATAGGAATAAAATGAAATATAGAGCAAAAGAAATAGATGGTGAATGGTTAGTAGTTGATGAAAATGAAGATATCGTTGCCGATGCCGCTGACCGCAGAGATGCGATTACTATGGCAAATGCTATGACTAGAGAATCTTCTAATGCTGATTCTAAGCCAAATATTCACCGAGGTTCTAGTTATGGTAATAAACCAGAAGCTGAATTAGATGAATCCACCGAAGAAAAAAGCTATACCATGATTGTTGGTAAATCTGGCAATTCTGGTATGACGGACAACAATCCAAATCAATATACTAAAAAAAGAACTGTTAAATTTACTGCAAGTGATTGGGATTCTGCTAAGGAAAAAATTAATTCCTTATTGAAACCAGGTGAATATCTACTATATCTTTATGACAATATCGATGAGTCATTGGAAGAAGCTACAAAACAAGGTGCAGATGAACATGCAGCTAATGAACTTGTTTTGTATGCTGAATCAGATTCAGATTTATATAAACAAAGCGCATTACCAATCGTTGCTAATTTACAACGTAAAGTTAAAAAAGGTAATTATGATCCAGAATTGGCAATCAAGTTGTGGAGATATCATGCAGATAGAGCAGCTAAGAAATACTTTAAAGAATTTCCAGATGGTAATGACTTTACATTTTCTCCTGCAACCAGGGATTTAGCTGCAAAAGAATTTAGAGATAATTATGAAGAACATGTTATGGAAGCTAAACCACAGGATGTTAAAGAAGAAAATCTTCAAGAATTGAGTAAAGGTACTTTAAAATCTTATGTTAAAAAAGCTACCAGCTCTTCTCATGAGAATTCAGCATCTAATCTATCTGCTAGGGGTGCATATAAATTAGCTAAATTTGATACTTCTAATTATTATAGTGGAGAAGGTGGTGATGATGGTAAATTTGATGATGAAAAATCATTTCGGAGAAGTGATTTTGTTAGTAAAGCAATTGATAAATTAACCGAAGCTGCACCTAGAATTACACCAGATGAAGCTAGATCTATATTGGATGACTTGGGTGTGCTTGAATCTTCTCCAGATTTCTTCTCGCTTCGTAGCTCAGAAGTTTCTAAGTTACTAGATCATGCTAAAAGATTGAAATATAGAAAATCTAAATATGCCCCAGGATCTACAGCAAGAATGTTTTATCAGTATTTAACAAGACTTGCAAATAAATCTGGTTCTTCAGAAAATATTCAAGAAGCATATGATAAATTAACTGATAAACAATTACAAGATAAATTTGTTAGTTTGAAAGTTAAATCTAAAGATTTGTCTAAAGACTCAAAAGATTCTAAAGAACTGCAAAAGATTCGTGATGAAATTGCGAAACGCAAAAACCTCAAAAAAGAATCTGTAGAAAATATTCAAGAAGCATATGATAAATTAACTGATAAACAACTCCAAGATAAATTTGTTAGTTTGAAAGTTAAATCTAAAGATCTATCTAAGGATTCAAAAGATTCAAAAGAACTACAAAAAATTCGGGATGAAATTGCGAAACGAAAAAATCTCAAAAAAGAATCTGTAGAATCCCAAGATGTTATGATTGCAGAATCAATTATCAATATTCTTTTTGGTAATATTAAGTAATATGATATTATCTTCTAGTTTATTCAATGAGTTAATTGGATATTTAAATCATTCTTTATACGCTACAAATAAACTAGAAGATGTTAAATGTAGTATTGTTATCAAAGATCTTAGAATAAATTCAAATCATTATTATGAAGTTGATTGGGAAGCCCTAGAACTTATCGATAATGATTTGAAATTTACTGATGGTACTAGCTTAATTTATTTTGTTATAAATAATAATAACATAACAAATTTTAAATTAATAAAGTAATCTATGTATAAATATTCCGCAAAACTCATTAAACTTGTTGATGGTGACACAGTTGATCTATTAGTTGATCTAGGCTTTCATATTCAAACGAAAATCAGATTTAGATTAGCTAACATCGATGCACCAGAACGTGGGCAACTAGGATATACACAAACTAACTCAAGATTAGCTGAATTAATTTCTGATACAGAAATTCTAGTAGAATCGATAAAAACAGAAAAATACGGAAGGTGGTTGGGTGTTCTTTATGTAAATGATATCAATATTAATAATGTATTATTAAATGAAAATCTAGCTAAAGAATATAAAGGATAATTTAAAAGATGGAACTTAAATTATTTGGAGATATACTCGATTACTTAGTATCTGGTGGATCATCAGCAATAATAGTTTTGTTGATGAGCGTTATATTAGTCATGGGTATTGTGTGTAGAGTATTAGTCAAAACACTTCAACAATATCAACAAACAATATCAGAATGTCATTCTAAAGTTGTTGATGCACTAGAAAAAGAAATTAATTCAATCAAAGAAGTAAATTCAAAATATCATGACGGAGCTTTAGCCACAGTGCAAGCATTGGGGGAAATCCGCATGGTTCTAAATTCAATTGATAGATCCATAAAATAATATGCTAAACCTAAACTTTCCGCTTTTCAATTTTAACAGTAAATTGAATCATGCTCTACTATATTGTGCGGATCATGATATAGTAGGAAATAGCGATAAAGAAATTCAACCAGAAATTCAAGCCACCGATGCAATTCATGATTTACTATTAAGACGGGTAAATGAAACCGCAGTATTAGCAACAGGAATTTCAAACAAGCTAGATAAAAAAATTATTAATATTGAAAATAAATTATCTACAATTCTATCAAATATATCCGAAGCTATTATTATAACCGATTCCGCTGGAAATATCAAAGAAAGTAATAAATCAGCTAAAAATATATTTAAAATCTCAGATTCGTTTGATAATAAAAATATTTTAGAATTCTTACCGTCATTAGAAACATTGGATAAAAATAGAGATTGCATTCAATGTCGAGCATTGACTTCTCAAAAATATGAATTGAGGGTCGAGTTGTCAATAAATCCAATAGATGATGATCAAATCGTTTATGTTATTAGAGACAAAACCAAAGAATTTGAAGATCACAGATTATTAGATAATGAGCGTAGATTACTAAACACTGTAATGAATTCTGTAGATGATTTTGTTCTGGTTAAGGATTGTGAAAATAGATGGATTCTTTTGAATGAATGCGGTAGAAAATTGTTTGGATTCTTTGATCGAGAATATTTAAATAAAACTACAGAAGAAATTATAGGTACATTTCCAGAACTTTCAAAGTGTATCAATATGCAACATAGATTAACTGATAACTTATCTTGGGAATCTAAAGAACCTGTTAGAACAAAAGAAGAGTTAATGATCAACGGTGTATCAAATGTTTATGATGTTATTAAAACTCCATTGTTTTATAATAATGAATCTAAAAGAGATTTGGTAATTATTGGTAGAAATATTACTAATTTATCTGAATGTTGTTAATCATAAATAGTAATTGAATATACATAATATTTTCTTGAGTAGTTAATTTGAAATGATAACAAACTTTATAAATTAATTAAAAAGGAAATATAACATGGCAAATGCGATTTACCCATTATGTAAGCAAGAATGGCTAAAAGGTACTTCAAACAATCTTTTAAATTCGGCTGAAGGTACTACTGGAGTATATGTTGCACTTATCGATACTGGTGCTTATACTTATTCAGCTTCACATCAATTTTATAGTGATCTAGCAGGAATTGTGGGTACTCCACAAGAAATTACTACAAAGACTCAAGCTCTAGGTGTATTTGATGGTGCGAACGTGACGTTTACAGGTGTTACGGGTGCATCAGCCGAGGCTTTGGTATTATATCGTAAGAATGCAGGTGCAAACACTACATGGCCTTTGATTGCTTACATTGATACTTCAGTAACTGGACTTCCTGTAACTCCAAACTCAGGTGATATCACAATTACTTGGAATGCGTCTGGTATTTTTTCACTATAATTTTAGGAATAAAAAATGGCAGATAATATCGCAGTAACCCCAGGTTCAGGCGCCACAATTGCAACAGATGAGACTGATGGTGGTACTAGACATGCTCAAATTGTTAAACTTGCAGTTTCGGTTGATGGATCATCCGCAGGAATTCCAAGTGATACGACTAATGGATTATATGTTAATGTAACCAAAGCAACACAATCAGCACCACAACATGCTAACGGATATTCGATTACCGGAAAAACTGCACAGTATACGACTACTCAAACTGGGGTTGCTTTATGGACTCCAGCTTCTGGTAAAAAAATTGTAATTACTAGCTATCAAATTCAAGCATATGGAACTACTGCCGCAACTGTTCAAGTTTGGTTTGGTGGTAGTGCTGATACAACATATACTAGAGGTACTGACTTAGCAATATTTGATGGTGAGTTTGCACCGTCATCTACAAATAAACCAGGTGTTGCGATATCTGGTACTTGGATTTCAGCAACCGCTGACGATGTATTAAGAGTTACAACTTCTGCTGGCATAAGTTTAACTGTCACAGTTTGGGGTTACGAGGTTTAATTGATATATGTCAACTATATTACATGGAGTAGCTAGTCAATCATCAACAGATGGCACAACATTTCAGAGTGCATTATTTACCCCAGCGGCTGGGGATTATTTAATTGCATTTGTTGTTGGAAGTGAAACCACAACTACTGGAGTATTTGACTCAGATCAAACATTAAACTGGGAGTTAGTATATAGTACAGTATCAAACAGTGTAAATATGTTGATGGTTTATGCTTCAAGATTACCAGCCGCTGCGACAAGTGGTAGGGTGTATTGGGATTGTCCTGATGATCCTGCGACTGCTTGTATTATCGCAGTGGCTAGAGTAGCCGCTTCTGATGGTGGATATATTAGGCAAATTTCTCCGCTTGGAACAGGCGCTGCATCGAGTCAACCAAGTATAACATTTAGTAATAATTGTTTAACTGGTAATAGTGTATTATTCTTTGCAACTAATTTATCCTCACCATTCGGCGCTAACAAACCCGCTGGATATACATTGTTAGGATCTTCATCTTCAACACTTCCAAATAGTGCTGTTCATACATCTTCAAAGAACTCAGGGGAAGTTGGTGTTACAATAACAACTACTGGAACAAGTGCAACTGCTTGGAATGCTATTGCTTTAGAAATTTATACTTCTGGATCTGGAGCAGAAGAAAATAGGAATTCAACTGGATATTATGGAATGACTTTAGGTATTTAGGTATATAAAAATATATGTCATTATTATTACTATTTCAATCAGCTAGTGTAGCGAATCAAGATTTAGCGCCTAGTTTATATAATAATTCTTCAACATTTTATAATACTACAGTAACATATAGTATTGAAATATCCGCAGGATTATATAGTAATTCTAATACATTCTACACTCAGAATTTAAGCAGCTTAAATGTATTAACACCTAGTTTATTAACTAATTCTAATACATTCTATGCTCAGAATTTAACTACGGGTGTAGTTAATTTAACACCTACTCTATATAGTAATTCTAATACATTCTATTCTCAAAAATTAGATTTAAATTTAACACCTAGCTTATATAATAATTCTAATACATTCTATGCATCTAGTATTATTACAGGAGTCGTAGGATTAACTCCATCTTTATTTACTAATACAGAAACTTTTTATGCCTCTGTGTTATCAACTGGATTTAATTTACTTCCAGAATTATTATCGAATTCTAATTCTTTCTATGCTCAGAATTTAACTGTAGGGTTAGTTAATTTAACACCTAGTTTATTAACTAATTCTAATACATTCTATGCTCAGAATTTAAGCAGCTTAAATGTATTAACACCTAGTTTATTATCGAATACAAATACGTTTAATATTCATTCTGTAACGTATGTTAATAATTTAACACCTACTCTATATAGTAATTCTAATACATTCTATTCTCAAAAATTAGATTTAAATTTAACACCTAGCTTATATAATAATTCTAATACATTCTATGCACCAAATGTTTCTACAGGTGGACTTAATATATTACCGGGTTTATATAGTAATTCTAATACATTCTATGCTCAGAATTTAACTGTAGGTTTAGTTAATTTACTTCCAGAATTATTATCGAATTCTAATACATTCTACACTCAGAATTTAAGCAGCTTAAATGTATTAACTCCAAGTTTATTAACTAATTCTAATACATTCTATGCTCAAAATTTAAGCAGCTTAAATGTATTAACTCCAAGTTTATTATTAAACACCACAGGATTCTTCACTCAGAATTTATCGGCTGGCGCAGTTAATTTAACATCTAGTTTATATAGTAATACTAATACATTCTATAGTTCAACTGTAGAACTACTAGGGTCGCTTCAAGAATTAACTGTTACTTCAATAGCTGTCAATACTAATACATTCCATAATGCATCAGTATCAAATGTATTAAGTATAGTACCAAATAGATTTGATTCTACTTCTACATTTTTTAGTGCTTCGATAAGTGTAACAGGTCTTAATTTAACAGCTAATTTATTTGTAAATAATAATCAATTTTATCCAAGTGCAATATTTTACTCTAAAACATTTTTATTACCTACTTTTATAATTAATGCGAATACATTTTATAGTTTAGCTGATGTTAGTTATGCAGAATCAACCGGCAGAAATATCAGTATAAATATATCAATGGCACTTCCGCAACCCACATTAACTATGAGCATAGGATAAATTTATGAATGTATATTCAAGCGATTTACATGTAAATACAGATATCAATATAAGATTAAAACCATTTAGAAATATAACATTAGCTGAAATATCTAATACCGCCACTCAACTATTAGTAACTCTAACAAATAGTGTAGATCCACTTTTAACAGTTACATTTTCAAAAGCTAATGGCCACATTGTTATTTTATCTGGAATAATTTATTTGATTATAAATGCTGGTCAAATAATGTCAGCCGGATTTTATAATGTATCTTGTACGTTCATCGATGCAAATGGCCTGACACATGCTGTCAATTTAGATCCAAAAAGAATACGATTTATTTGACATCACTCAAATAGTATTATACAATTCATTCAAGATAACTTATTTGATTGGATTAAATTATGAGTGTTAGAAATTTCTTTAATGAAAATTACATATTAACATTTGAAAGCGCATTGTTAATATGGTTTGTAGCATTTTGTGTAATTTCTATTTATTGGGGCGTTAAAAGATTAGTCATAGATCCAGATGCTAAAAGTGAATGGAAAAATTATAATTTTGGATATTTAAAATTAGTTTTTGTGTTGATACTTTTGGATTTTGGTATGATGTATTGGATCAGTATAGTAAAGGATACTATAAAATGAATGTAATTTTTATTGGTGTAATTAATGTAATCATATTATACCTATGTTGTTTTTTTGCATATTGGCCAGCAAGAATTATGAGTTCATTAGTTCCTGCTATTTTGATCATAGGTTTAACCGGATGGTTTTTTTCATTAGTAGTAATATTATTAGAAAGTTATAAATTATAAATGCCAACATATGAATTTAGAAATAAAGATACTCAGGAAATTCATCAAGAGATTATGAGTTATTCTGATAAAGAAAAGTATTTGATTGAGAATCCAGAATATGAATCTGTGTTCACAAGTGCACCATCATTGGGTGATGGTGTTAGAATGGGATTTATTAAACCGGATTCTGGATTTCAGGAAGTAATATCTAAAATAGTTGAACGCACCCCCGGTGCTTCTGGACTAAATAAACACTTATCAAGAAGCTCAAAACGTTCTTTGTAGATTCAATGTTAATGATAAATAAAAATATTATCAACCTACTTGGAATTTCTCATGGCAAGAATGGCAAGAAAATCTTTCCACAAAAAAGACTCAGAAGAAGTATTTCAAAGAAGAACCAATCAAAGAAATAAAGATCATTTAAACGTTCGGGAAATTAAAGCAATAACTGAACCACAGAGACAAATGATCAAATCATTTCTCAATGGCTTAAATGTCGTTGCAGTTGGTTCTGCCGGATCTGGCAAAAGTTTTATAGCTACGTACTTAGCTTTAAAAGATGTACTAAATTATAAAAAACATGATAAAATAATTTTTGTTCGATCTGCCGTGCCTACACGTTCACAAGGATTCTTGCCTGGATCATTAGAAGAAAAGAATGAAGTATATTCAATTCCATTTAAAATGATTGTTAATGACTTGTGTGAGAATGGAACTGCATGGGATATTCTAATAAGAAAACAAATCATTGAATTCACAACTACTTCATATATTCGGGGCATGACTTTTGATAATGCCATTGTGATATTAGAGGAAGTTCAAAATTTGGATAATGATGAATTGTTGTCTGTTTTGACAAGAACAGGAGAGAATACTCAATTGATTCTTGCTGGAGATACTAAACAATCTGATTTGTTTAGATCAAAAGAAAAATCCTGCTATGATAAATTAATGTTTATTTCGGAAAGAATGAAAGATTTCATTGATGTTATTCATTTTCTTCCAGAAGATATTGTTAGATCAGCATTCGTTAAAAAGCTCATAATGATACTTGAAGATTTAGATTAATAAATATATAATACAGTTATATACATTTGATGGGCGATATGAAATTAACTTACAAAGATTTAAAATCAAGATTAACAGAAGCTAAAGCACCTCCTAAAAAAGTTTATTATACATTTGGAAGGTTCAATCCACCAACTAAGGGTCATTTAGAAAACTTAGATTATCTATTTGACCAAGAGGGTGATCATTTTGCTTATGTATCTCATTCAGTGGATTCTGATAAAAATCCATTATCAATTGCAAGCAAGATTGAAATATTGAAGGCCGCTAGGCCAGAGTATGCTGATAGAATATTTCAATCTGATACAAAGATGCATTCTGTATTTCAGATTAACGAATATTTAAAATCACTTGGATATAATTCAATTACTTTAGTAGTTGGTGAAGATAGAGTAGATGATTTCAAAGATGAATTTAAAGATGGTGTGCCCGGTGTAGAATTTAATGTAATTTCATCAGGCAAAAGAAAATCTGGAATCTCAGGAACAGCAATGAGAAAATTTGTTGTTGATGATGACTTTGCAAGTTATAAATCTGGAATGGGTGATTCTGTTCCAGATAAGTTAATTAAAAAATCATTTGATGAAATTAAATCTAAATTAGTTAATGAAGCTACTCAATTACGTGATAATTTTTTATCCGGTAAAATATTTAAAATAGGTTCAATAGTTGAATCAAAGTTAGATAACGAATATTATGAAATAATCGACCGAGGTACTTCTTATTTGAGATTGGTAGATACTTCAGGTAATATCAAAAGATCATGGCTTAGTGATGCGGTGGAAATTTTTGATAATCAAATAAAAGAATCTTTTATAACTAAAAAGAAAGCAAACAATCAAATCACTTTTAAAGGTTATACTACTGTAAATTTCGACAAACGAATCTCAGAATCTTTTTCAAAGATATTAAATTCAGATGATGTTTATGCTGTTTTGTCTGCAATTAAACACACTGATAAATTTTTTACAGATAAATCCCTTTCTGAAAAATATGAACACTATTCAAAATCAGAACACTATTTAAATGTACTGGGTGTTATTAAAGATCACAATTATAGAGATTTGATGGAATCCATAATTGCTGAAAAAATGATTGCGGATATTCCAAGTATTAAACAAATAACTAAATCAGATAAACAAAAGACTGCTAATATTATCTTAGCTGCGATTGGAATAGAATTTAAAGGTACTGCCGAAGAAAAGATTAATGCCGCTGCAAAAGAAGTTTCTAAAAATGTTTCAAGTGACTTGAGAGAAATCTATGGATCATTATTTCAATTAGCAGATGATGTTGGTATTGAATGGGATAGAAACATCTTTACACACGGCCAAAGAAAAGATTTAGGTATACTTGAATCATTGGAAAATCATGAAGCATTCATAGAATCTATTACAGAAAATATCAAATACTTTGATGATATAATTTGTTTATATGAGAAGAAAGAATTAGTTATAGTAGACTCTTCTGGAAATGAAAGTGAATTGCCAGAAGATGAAGATATTGAAGATGCTATTGAAAATGGATTAAAATCAGATCCAACATCCTCAAATAAAGAAGGTATCGCCAAACAAATTCTTGTTAAAACCCCTTCAACAAATTTTGAAGTTAAGGCTAAAAATCTAGCATTAAGATATTTGAGAGATAGGCAACTGAGAACAACACTGAATCAGATGAGCGACAAAGAAAGAAGAACACTTGAAAAGATATTAACTTCTAAAGGTTCAGTGATAACTAATGCATCTAAAAAATTAATCAAAAGATTAGAAGAAATCGAATCTAAAAAAGTTAACAAACAGGAATAATCAGAATGATAATTAACAAATCAATTGATAAAAATACATTCAAAGATTTGATGGAAATGTATAAACGTCAAGGTATCAAAGTTACTGATAAAATTTTAGATGATAAATTCGTTTCATATGTTGCTGAAGGGATTCAGCATATTTTTATTGACAAGATTATTGATTATCCTGCAAGATTGATTGGTGATCTTGGTGTTTTGGTTGAGTCTAAATCTACACCAGACGACACTCAGAAATTTAACTTTTCAAACAAAGAAAAAAATGTTATGCCTGATGTTAAAATTGGGGATAGCAGGATTGCTTATGGGTACTCAGATGGTAAATTAAAAATATATTCTATCAGAACACCAGCAAACAAAAGAGGTAATGGTAGTGCAAGATTAGCCATGCAAGAGTTTCTTAAGCAAGCAGATAAGGAAGGTTTAGATGTTTATTTAGATTCTTCTCCATTGGATAATAAAACTAACGGTACGAAGCTGGTGCAATTTTACAAATCTCTAGGATTTGAATTAACAGGTAAGTCTATTAATTCTGCTGGCGATCCAGAAATGGTTAGGAAAGCTAACAAATCTATAATTGAATCTATTCAACTAATTGCTAAAGATTATATCAAACATCACGGAAAAAATCCATCGGGGGTTGGTTCGTGGATATTTGGTATAGGTTCAAGAAAATCTGAAGATTGGTTTGAATTCAAAGGAAAATTTGTTGATGGTAAAAAGAAAGCTATTCTGAAAGCAGAAGAAAAGGAAGCTAGTAAAATTTATATTATGGAAAATCTTTCTGGAGAATTTCATGATGTTAAATATGTTTTGAGTGAAGATTCAGAAGGATATAAGTATCGAGTTGCATTGGTTGTCGATGGCAATGAAATCGCAGTCACTAAATCAATAACTGAATCTGGTGCTTTGAATATTGGAAAGAATTTTGTTCATAATGTTTTGATAGAACGTGCTTTATCAAAACCAGAATACAAAAGTAAAGAAAAAATAGTTAAAGGAATGAAGTCTAAAATTTCAGATTTCAAAAAAAGATATGGTGATCAAGCTAAATCTGTTATGTATGCTACAGCTACAAAATTAGCTAAAGAAAGTGTTGAAGAGTCTGAATTATTGATTGAAAAAGATTATCAGGCAACAGGAATTTGGTATCATGGTTCACCTTCTGGTAAATTTGTTGGTTCACATTATGGCTTACATGTTGGTACTAAATTAGCTGCCACTCAAGCATTACAAGCGAGAATTGGAGTCCCTACGACAGGCGAATGGGATGGCACAAGAGAGTATGGTAAGACGCTATTAGCTGGTAGAAAAAATTTAGAAGTAATGGAGAAAGAGAGGGGTTACTATTTAACTACAGGTTATAATGCTGGTTCAGAAGTTCCAGAAGAAGATTATTATGCATCAGATAGAAAAGAACTTCCTAAATTTTCAGATGGAAGTGATATCAAACTGAATGATAAGCCAAAAATATTTAAATTGAAAATTAATGTTCCTATGTCGAATACTCCACAAAATCCTATGCAAGATTTTAAAGCTAATGGATACATGGCGGCGAATATTAAAAAGGGTACTGCCAGAAGGGGGTATTTCTATATAAATGATGGAGAAGATGAAGGTTCTATTTCTGCTGTACTGCCTCCAATTGAAAATAATGTTACTTTAGTAAATGAAAGTGTTGAAAATGATCCAAACATAGGCAGAAAATGGAAAGATCGTTATGGTGATGAAATAGAAGTTGAATTTGTTAAAGATGGTAAATATTATACTTTAAAAAATGGTAGATCATCGGGTGGTGAAATAATTCCTATTGATCAACTAGAAAGAACTATCAAAGTTGATACTAGCTGGTATAATCATAAGTTAAAAACCGATAAAGATATTGCAGATCAAGAAGCTGCCGAATTAGCATCGAAACAGGCCAAGGATAAAGAGTATTCTAATATTAAAGGTTCTTCTAAATTAGATACTGGTAGAAAGATAAAAGCACTTGATAAAAAATTAAGATTATCTTCTGGAGAAATTTTAACAGTTAAGCAGATCATCGATAGAGAAATAGAAAACGGTGCGAAACTAGAAGTACATAATTTCTGGAATGATAAATTAGGTAAAAGTGTACCCGAAACTGTTTTGATGTCTACAGATGGTACATACAGGGATAATAAAAGTATAGGTAAGATTGGTTTAGAATATGCTAAAGAGGTTTTAAATCAAACTAATGAAATTGTAAATGAAACAGAAGAATCTATTTTAGAAAAGGATGAATCAATTCAAAGAATACCTTATAAAGTTTTAAAATCTGAGAATGGATATTATAAGATAATTGACAATCTAGGTCAACTGTTAAATGGTGATTATGAAAAAGAAGATGCTGATGCACTAATAAAACATTTAAATGCCTCTGGTGTTATCAATGTATTGATTAATGAATCTGCTAAATTATTTGAAATTAAATATAAATCCACTGATGGAAGTAATACTCAAGAAGGTTCTAAAAGAATTTCTGCCCCAGATAAAAATCTTGCAACAGAAAGATTTAAAGAAGATAATTCAGATTTAAAAAATTTACAAATCATTTCAGTAACAGAAGTTCAAGGCGAATAATATGGATCAATTTATAAGCGAATTATCAAAAGAAATTGGAAAGAAATTATATTCTAGTCCAGGAGAGAATTTTCATAATTCAGTATCAACAGGATATGGAATTAGATATTTCATTGAAGGATCATTAAAAGCATTTAGATTAAATTTTAATTCTGAAAATTCTACCGATTTAGCTAAATTATTATCAATTGACATTTGGGATGGTTCATCAAGAGATCCAATTACTCATATTGATATCGATGGGGACAAATCAAGAATAGATCAAGTTATTCCACAATTAGCTAAAATTATCAATAATCCAAAAGATAGAAATATTGATACGCAATTATCAGAAGCAGAAGGTGAATTGAGTTTAAATGTATCTAATGGTGGTACACATGAAACTTATAAAACGGATGCAGAGAATCAATTTTCAGAAGATGAAAAAAGAACTTATAAAGAATCTTTAGTAGATTTAAAATCTTTGGTTATTGGTTTAGTTAAAGGTGTTAGTAACTTTTTATTTGTCTACGGTCGGGGCGGTGGTGGCAAATGTGTTGATATAAATACTTGTATAAACATATATACAAGAGAAGATATAAAACATGACGTGGAAAATAAGAAGGATTCGGAGGACTGATGTACTAATTAATAATTTTAATGATATAGAAATTTATATTGTAAAGTCATTAAAATTATACAAATCAAAAACAAAAGAATTAGAAGATATATTTCAAATACATTTAGATAAAGAATTTTCAGATACAAAGGAAATAATTAAATACATAAAGGGTATATTCGGGATTTCTGGGAGTGGTTTTAGATATTCAAAATCTCAATTGAAAATGATCGGTTATTCTGATAAAGATATTGATCAATACATATCTGAGCATTTGGCAATAAAGAAAGCCGCTGCGGCAAAAGTATCTGAGATAGATAAAAAACGCAGAAGTAAATTCTGTAATGATTATTGGATAGATAAAGGTTATTCGCCTGAGATTGCCTCTGAGAAAGTTTCAGAGTTTCAAAGTAAAAATGCAAATAGTATTCCAAAGGAAGTAAGATTAGCTAATTTTAAAACTAGAAAATCTAATTTAGTTTCTAAAGGCTATAATGATAATCAAGCTACCAATTTAATTAATTTACAGCAAAGAAAGAATAGCAAAAGAAGTGTTGAATATTGGTTATCTAGAGGACATTCTGAAGAAAGTGCTATTCAACAAGTTTCAAATCATCAAAGAGAAGTTGCGAAGTATAATGTATATGATCATAAAAATAATCCCAGGCGAATAGAATATTGGATGAGATGTGGGTATTCTGAATCAGATAGTATTAATCATCTAGCTAAAATTCAAAGAAGGGATTTAGAGTTTTTTATTAATAAATATGGTGAAGATGATGGAATTGTTAGACATAAGGCTAAAGTTGATAAGTGGAAAGATACATTAAGCTATAAAACCCAAGAAGAGTTGGATGATATTAATAGAATGAAGTCTACTAAAATTAACTTTAATACTCTTTGGAATCAGGAAATTAATTCTAACGGAATTTTATATATTTTAAAACTAAATGATATTTTGATTAAAATAGGTATTACTAGCAGGAATCGTTTGAGTAAGAGATATCCAAAACATATATTAGATCAATGTATTGACATTATAGAAATTCAGGGATTCGATTTAATTACATGTTTTAAAGTTGAGCAAGTTATAAAGAGAGAATTTAATACTATCGATAAATCAGAATCCCCTAACATTAAATATTTTGGTTGGACTGAGATCGTTAAATCAGATTTAAAATGTGTAAACGCTAGAGTTATATATTTGTTTGATAATGTTGATATTCTAGCTGAGGAATTTAATAAAATAGGAAAGGGGGAATGAATGCAAACTAATTTTGATTTTATAAGATCAAAAACTATAAATTTATATAATATAACCGAAATGGAATATAATAAATTATATAACATTTCAGAATTAGAATTATATACAGATGGATTGAATGGATTTGTTAAAATTCTTGGATCGATTAGAAAATCTGATTATACGGCTATTGTCAAATTTGTTGATATATCAAATGAACTTATATGTTCAATAAATCATTTGATAATATCAGAAGATAACTTGAAATTAAAAGTCAAAGAATTAAAAAAAGGACAAAGACTTCTTAATGGTAACGTGATTGAGAGTGTTAATTTGACTGAAAAAATTCAAGATTTTTATGATGTCTCAGTAGATTCTGAAGATCATTTATTTAAAACTTCAGATGGGGTAGTGCATCATAATACTACTGCAATTGAATCTACATTAAATGCAATGGGTTTATATGATGGAGATGGATATTTTCAAATTTCTGGAAATATATCTTCAGCCGTTGCTTATGAAGCATTATATAACAACAGAACTGGAATAGTTCTCTTTGATGATTGCAATTCTGTTTTAGATGATGAAGCTGGTCGAGCAATTATTAAAACTGCAACTGATACTAAAAAGGTTAGAAAATTATCATATTTAAAAAGATCATCAAGATTCTTTGATCCAACTAAAGAAAACCCACCTGAAGATTTGATTGGCATTGAAAAGTTTCCAAGATCATTTAATTTTGAAGGTAGAATAATTTTCATATCGAATTTAACTATCGATGATTTAGATCCAGATCGATCTATAAGAACTAGAGTATTGCGGATAGATATTTCTCCAACTGATTCTGAATTGATAGATTTTATGGAATCAATATTAGATAAAATTGAATTAAATGATGGATTAACTTTGAGTCATGAAAAGAGACTTGAGTGTTTAAGTATAGTTAAGAATTCAAAACGCAAAGATGATTTATCTATAAGAAAATTAGTTAGAACTATGAATTTAGCTGCATCAGGAATTCCTGGGTGGCAACAGTTAGCGTTATTATATGCATAAATAATTATACATATAAATTATTTTAAGGGAAAAGAATGGCTGATATAGATTTTACAGACATTACAGCATGTTTAGGGAATAATGATGCTCCATTATTTCTAGGTTCTCCTGC